CCGCCGACCGACTGTCTACGACCTATGCGTAGAACGGGGTGCAACAGCTGCACCCGGTTATGAACGGGGTGCAAATGACGACACAACGGGGTGCAGCTCACGACAGAGCGGGGTGCAAACCACGACAGAACGGGGTGCAGGAGCTGCACCCAATCCATCAATAAACCATCAAGGAACCATCAAAGAACCGAAGGGGCCAGTCGCTGACGCTCCTGCGGCTCCGAAGAAGGCTCAGAAGTTCGATCCGCTGACTGCCAAGCCGGCCAACGTCAGCGAGCAGACCTGGGCCGACTGGTGCCAGCACCGCAAAGAGATCCGCAAGCCGCTGACCGCCACCACCTGCGCGAAGCAGGCCAAGACTCTGGCCGGCCACCACGCGCCCGACGCCGTGATCAACCAGTCCATCAGCAACGGCTGGACCGGCCTGTTTCCTGAGAAGGTGTTGCCCGGTGCGCAGCAGCGCGGTACCCGCTCCAACGAACCCGACTTCAACGACTCATCCTGGGCCGAAGGGCTGATGGTGCGCACATGAAATCAGCAAACCAACTGATGGCTGCGATGGCCAACCGTCCGCCAGAACTGCACGGAGGGCCGGTGGTGGTTTCCCTGGAGACTGCCGAGGTGGTCAACGACCTGTTCCGCCGCCTGCGCGGCATCTTCCCGGCCTGGCGCCAGGCATGGCCATCCACCGAGGCCCTGGCCGCTGCCAAGGAGGAGTGGATCAAGGAGTTCGCCTCCGAGGGCATCCGCACGCTCGAGCAAATCGAGTTCGGCATCGAGAGGTGCCGCAGGCTCAAGAAGCCATTCGCGCCGAGCGTGGGCGAGTTCATTGCGATGTGCCAGCCGACGCCTGAGGACTTCGGCATGCCGGCGCCGCCTGCCGCCTGGGTCGAGGCCCTGCTGGGCGTTTACAGCCACGAGGGCGTGAAGATCGCCGCGGTGGCCACCGGCCTGTTCGACCTGCGCGCCGCACAGCAGAACGACAAAGGCCTGCAGGCGCGCTTCGACCGGGCCTACGACATCGTGCTGCGCCGAGCCAAGGAAGGCCAGCCCCTGGACGGGAAGATCGCCATCGGCATCGGCCACGACAGCCAGAAGAGCCTGATCGAGCTGGCCGACGAGTACGCAAGCCAACGCCAGGCCCGCCTGCTGGACCTGCAGCAGATCCCGTCGAGCGCCGCCGCGTGCCGTGCACACCTGCTGGCCAAGTTGAACATCAAGCGCGCCGGGCAGCCGGCCGGGGAGGGGGTGTGACTATCGACAAGAAAAAACTGCAGCCATTGCTGTGGTCGGTCGTTGCTTCTTGGCGGGCGGGTGACGCTGGGCTGCAGCGCCACACCGATGCCCTGGACGCATTCCTCGGCGAGAAGACCGTGGAGGAGGTGGCGCTGGAGCTGCTGGCGGAGAGCGACCAGTTTACGACCCAAGCGCGCGCCGCGGGTAGCCAGTTGCAGGAGGTGGCGGCATGACCGAGAAGATCAGCGTCAACAGCCAGGCCAAGCTGTGCGAGGCCATCACCATGATGACCCGGCTGTTCCGCGACAAGAAGTTCGTCGTGGTCAGCATGCGCCCGGGCAAGGACCGCACACTGGATCAAAACGCACTGTGGTTCGCGATGTACGAGCGCATCGCCAAGAGCACCGAGATGGGCGACGTGGAAGAGGTGCGCCGCTACTGCAAGCTTCACCACGGGGTGCCGATCATGCGCGCCTCCTGCGAGGAGTTCCGCGACGGCTACAACATGGCGCTGCTCAACCTGCCCTACGAGATCAAGCTGCGCTGGATGGGGCCGTGCGCCATGTTCGGGCCGGATGGCTTCCCTGTGACCCGCCTGTTCGACCGCGTCCAGGGCTGTCAGTACACCGACCGGATCGTCGAGGAGTTTGCCGCCCGCGGCGTGCACTTCGCTGACCTACTGGGGGAGGCCGCTGCGTGAGGACAGCTCTCAAGGAAGTGAAGCAGAAGACCTGCAAGGCCTGCGGTGCGAAGTTCCGGCCATCGCTGTCGACACAGAAAGCCTGCGGCGTGCAGTGCGCACTGGAGCTGGCGAAGAAGCCAGAGAACCAGGCAGTGGCTCGGAAGGCGATCGCCCAGTGTGAGCGCCGCGAGATCCAGGTGCGCAAGCAGAAGCTCAAGAGTCGGGCCGACTATGTGCGTGAAGCCCAGGCTGTGTTCAACCAATGGGTGCGCCTGCGCGATGAAGCCCAGCCGTGCATCAGCTGCGGCCGGCACCACCAGGGCAAGTACGACGCCGGGCACTACCGCACCGTTGGTGGAAACCCGGAGCTTCGGTTCGAACCGCTCAACTGTCACAAGCAGTGCGTGCCCTGCAACCAGCACAAGTCGGGCGACATCGTGAACTACCGGATCAACCTCGTGCAGCGCATCGGCGCCGAGCAGGTTGCGTGGCTGGAAGGCCCTCATAAGCCCCAGCGCTACACCATCGACGAGCTCAAGGCCCTGAAGGCCGATTACCGCGACAAGATCAAGCAGCTGAAGGAGAAGGCGGCATGAACTGGACAACAATCGACAGCGCCCAACTGCTGGCTCTGGGCATCTTCGTCATCGCTGGCTACTGCATCGTGCGCGGCATGGTGGTCAAGGCGCGGCGCAAGCGCGAGGAGGGCGGTCCATGCAACTGAACAGCGCACGGCAGTCCTGGCACGACTGCCTGTACATCCCGTGGGACAGCCAAGGCGTATTCATCGAGCAGCTGGGCCTGCTGGGCACCATGGTTCAGACCACGGAGAAACAACGGAAAGCGAGTCATGCTGTGCACCAGGCTTTGGCCGGCGGTGTGCAGGCGGCAATCTTCAAGCTTCCTGGCAGTCTCAGAGCCTTTGGCAACTTCATGTACGCCCCAGCCTGCCGAGACGATGACCGCGAGGTGGCCGAGGAGGTGATCTTCAGTATGGCCATGACCAGGTCCGCTCGGATGACGGCGGCGAAGCGCGAGCGCTGCGAGTACGTGGCCAAGGGTGTGATGTTCCGGTACCGCCGCATGCACCAAGGCGGCCAGTCTTCGGCACAAGACCCGTTCGCCAGCCCGGAGTGGTTCAAGCGCTGGATTGACGACGTGTACGGCGTGACTCTGCCGTCCTGCGCCTGGGCCCGCGACTGGGAGCCGTTCGTGCAGATCTGCTTCGAGGTTTGCGAGGACATCGACAAGCGCGCTCTGTCGCCGGTTGCTGCCGCAATCTACGAGATGAAGGAGGCCGCTTGAGGGCCTATTGCGTTCCCGCACGCGTGATGGCAC